ACGGCTATCAAAAGCATCTCCCATATGAATAACAGTTGTAATCCCGTACTGCTCCAGTGTCGGGAAAAAAATGTTTTTATAGAATTGCTCAAAATAGTCATGAAAAAGTTTTGACCCTTTTCGTGCTCCGTAGTGACTATCTGTAATGATTGCGACTTTCATTCAGTAACGTTGTTTGCTGTGAACTCCATCTTTGATTGAATTATAATCCGAATAATTGCCAGTGTCAATAGTGTTGTCGTCGGTAAAGACTTCAGCATATCCAGAACGTTCAAGGATTTTACTTTTGATTTCTAACTGACGTTTTTCTCTTTGAATACGACGAAGAAATGCGAAGTGAATTATTTGAGTGAAATATGCGAAAGGGTTTTGTGACCTCTCTGGATTAAAGTTGTGAATGTATTGAACGCAATTTTCAATACCATCAGAAATCATATCCTCCTTAAACATATAGTTAACAAAGTTTGGTTTAAAGGAAAGGTGATTTGCAATCTTTAAGAAACACTCACCCACATACCTGGGAATTTGTGGTTTTGTTTCCCATTTTTTTGCCCTATCTTCTTTTGAAGGTTCTCTTCCATGCAGTTGAATAAAACTAATCTCTACATCCTCACGATACTTGATGAGAGCAGAAAGAAACTCTTTATTATTCACATAATGTTCTGACCTTTTTCTTTTGCTCATAACTGCTGTAGTTATCATAAGTTTTTATCATTATTATGTAGATATTATAACACTTTTAAAAATGGTTGACAAGAGGTTGAAATACTCGTATAATAACCTTTGTGGAGGTTCATAAGTTATAACTTAAGAAAGCTTAAAGATTTTCTCTAATATTTCTTTAGCATCAGTGACATTAGACACATATCCCATTCTACGACTTATTCTTGGTTGATTGTCTTCTTCTCTATTAGATTGACGCACATAAGATTGATACATCATAATCATTTCTATATCCGAAGATTCTGAAAGAGTCAGAACATCAGAGAGATTAATAATAAACATATCGTCTTTTGTTGTTTTTAACCAAGGTTCTACCTTGTACCCAACTGTTCTTGATCTATTTTTTATTTCAGAAACAACTATAGGACTTGAAATAATCAGCATTGTCCTATCTTCTTCTTCCGAAGCTGCAACCTTTGCAAATATTTCTTCACCTGTTTTTAATTTGAGTGTTGCGTAAAAATCTTCTTCAATTCCCATTTTTCTTTAGTTGTATTGTTATAATTTCGTAATTAAAGTTTTCTTCGTTATATATTTTTATACGTTCAATAAGATGATTTAAGGTATAGTTTTTTTTTGATTTATAAGTACAATCATCAGAGATGTCGTACAAGACTGCTTTAGTTTTATTCTTTCCTTTTCTAAGTACTCTTCCAATTGATTGTAAATTTCTAATTCTCGATTTACTGGGTGAAGCAAAGATAATATTATGGAGGTTCTTAATGTTAACACCAGTAGAAAAGGTTCCATAAGATGCGACAATAATTGCGTTGTTTTCCCTTTCCGTAATCTCTCTCACCAACTCTCTCTCTTCAGCATCCACCCCGCCATGTATAAAAAATACTTTGCGGTCACCTTGTCTAGATGTATTTATAAGTTCGTAAAGTATTGCTCCGTGAGTTTCTACACGACTATAAAGAACCAAAGTGTTTCCTTTTAGATCCAAAGAAAGATTTGTAATAAATTTATTCCTTTGTTCATGAGTAATTAAATATTGTATCTCATCCTCATAAGTTTCAAATCTTTGTGGTAAATGTTTAAGAACAAGGCATTGAATATCTAATTGAGAAATGTATCCTTGTTCCATTAATTCAATTGTTCTTGTAACTTTATATGATGGTCCAAATACACCTTCCAAAACCCATTTATGAGTTTGAGTTCCATCTAAAGTTCCAGTAAATCCAAAACGATATTTTGCATGATGAAGTTTGGTCATGATTTCAATCAATGATTTGCTCTTGAATAAATGAGCTTCATCACCTATAATAACTCCATAATCTTCAAAAAATGAACGTTCTAGTTTATATACTGATTGCCATGTTGTGATAGTAACAGGATGTTCATTTGTTTTTTCTCTTCCAGAATAAATGCGATGACAATATGATTCAACATCCCAACCATAATCCCCAAAATCTTTGTACATTTGCTCTACAAGAGATGTCGTTGGAACAACTAAAAGAATTTTTTGCCCTTTCTCAACATAATATCTTGCAAGAGAATAGATCATCAGAGATTTGCCACTCGCAGTGGGGCTTATCAATAATTTTCTATTGTGTTTTAATGCATCGTATACTCCCTCAATTTGATAATCTCTGGGAGAATGAGAACATATAGACTTCATATAGTCTTTTACACCCTCAAATGATATCATATCATTTATTTCAAAGGGTTGACCATAAAATTTATTTTCTTTAAACTCATACGTATAATTATGGAGAGTGAGTTTATCAATTATTTTATCCAATAAACCAACGTATATCTCTCCAGTATGAGTGCTTAATAGACGAATCTTTCCATCCCAGTGTCTACTTCTATACTGAGACATAAATTTTGCAGACTCAACTTCAAATGTGAAGTATGGTTGAAGTTCATATAAAATATGTGGATCACAATGAAGTTTTAGATGCACTTCATTTTTCTTTTCAATAATTACGTCACTCATAGTAATCATAATACTATGAGTATTTATTTAACCTAACCCAGCAGTAAATCTCATAAACTCAATAGCATTTTTAATTTGATAAGTTCTATTTGATATCATTTTAAGAATACTATCAACGTATATAAGCATTGTTTCATAATAATCAACCTTCAATGAAGATTGTGATAATTTTTCGTCAGAGTCTAAGTAACCTTGAAGTGTTTCTTTATCTCTGACTTTTTTTGGAAATGGGTTCTCCAAATAAACATCAGGATCTGCTTTACCTGTAAAATATTCGTATTTTTGATGCCTAATATTTTTTTTCTGTTGTTCTGCTTTTTTCTTTAATAAAAGAATTGTATTATGAATTTCAAAATATTTGGAATGAAGAATTGGAATATTTAAAGATTCTGTGTGAAGATTGTCTGGATCTATTTTGGAATCTTGCTCCCACATTCTTTGAATTGTATCAAGGTCTAAACTCATAAGGGATTGCCGCCTAGATCTACTATATTGTAGATAGTATACTTGAAACTCACGTCTGCTGTAAAGTACTGAACATCAGTTACTGTTGCATCAAACGATAAAGTTCCTAATGAATAGGGAAATAAATCTTTAAATACAATTTGGAAATTTGGAATTGACGCACTTGTCAAAACTTGAAGTGTTCCATCAGAGTAAATATTTTGGTTATTATTTAAATAATTTCCTTTAATTGTTCCAGATTTGCTTAAATCTCGAAATTCCTGCACTTCTTCTGGGTATCCAAGTCCACGAATCCAATTTTGAATCTCCATATAGTTTTCTAAATCTTCATCCACAAGAAATCTTAAAGAAAAATCTCCAAAGGTTATTTTATCACCCGGAATATCAATATCTTTTAAGTAAGATGGTTGAATAGCAATTGCTAGATTTAAATCTGGGATATTTGCAGAGTTACAAAAGAATGAAACTTTAGGAGCTCTTTTTAAAGAAAATTTAAATCCTGTAGGAGATAAAAAATTTCTATTTTGTGGTTGACCAGATGACATTACTTATATCCTCATTCATTGATAATAGTGGTATACCATTCTTCACTCATTCCAGCAATAATTAAATCTGCAGACTCTTTGTCTTGAGCATAATTTTCCTTGATTAAATGCTCAACAATAATATTATATTTTTCAATTGCTTCCTTTGTTTCTCTTGGTGTTGGTTTCATTTTGATTGTGATATCTTTATTTTTATTTAGATAACCCTTTCCCATCTACTACCAGATCCGTTATATTTTAGAGACCTACTTATACTACTTTCCAATACTCCAGTATCCTTTCTTGCATCTTTCATAGAAATATAAACTTTTCCAGTCTTTCTATCTTTAACTGACACAATTCTTGATTGTCTTGTTGCTTCTTTTACATGCCCTGGACACAAACGACCAAGAGATCCTCCATCTCCACCCAAAGTTGCATTATAATGTGGTTTAAGTTTATCTATCCAGTAGACTTCTCTTTCTCCATTATTACTTTCACGAGTTTCTTCTATAATTTCCCAGATAAAGTTATTTCTTCCATATTTACGTAAAGCATTTGGAAATGGTGTATTACTATTTTTATTAGTGGCATACCACCAGTGTTTATATTCTCTATTTTTAACAGGACCTTTACATCTACCAATATAAAATTTACTATTAATTTTATTAGTTGATTTGTAAATATAAAAAAGAGGACCCTTTTGAGGTCCTCCAGATAATCTCATATGATATGAGATTTACATCAGATTTTTGACCGCAACTCTACGATAGTAACGGTTTGCATTAACAGTAAGACCACCAAGTCCTTGGGTAGTTCCCTCAGCGAATGGGTTTGCAACCATTCCATAACGGGTCTTAAATCCAATTTTTGGTTGGAAGTTGTTCTCGCCAACGGCACGAACCATTTGGAGAGGAACATAAGGACAATAGAAGATTCCTGCGTCATAAGGAGAAGAACCCTTATAACCAACAACATAATACTGATTACCAGGAGTTCCGTTAGCGGTCGTCAGGTTAGCAGCATATGGGTCAATGTATACACGGAATTTGCCCATTAAAGTACCAGCAAAAGTATTGCCAGTATCATCAACGTTCAGATTGCTGTTAAGAGCAGGAGTGTAATCAAGAACGCCGGCCATGGTCAGTGCTGAAGCAACGTCTGCGGAGCAGAGAATCGTGTTGCCCTTTCCTCTACGAGTTCTTTGTGCAATTGCGTTAGCATCACGCTCGATTTGGAACAGAAGACCTTTGAACTTCTCAACTGACCAACGACCATTAGAGTCGATATCCAAGTCAAAAATACCAGGAGTTGCAACGTTCTGCACAGCACCCTGTTCAGCAACCTTGTAGATGGTTCTGATAACTTCACGGTTGATTTCGGCAAGAATCTCTGTTGAGAGGATATTTGCCAATTCCGCTTCAGCATTCAGACCGTGAATTGCCTTGAGGTCTTGAGCAAGCTCGAGTGAGTACTCAGCTTTCAGTGCTCTTGACTTTGCAGTAACAGTGACTTTCTCGATTGAGAATGCCATCTGGTTGAATGCATCATCTCCAGTGCCATCAAGACCTTCAGCAGAATCCGTACGCAGACCTTGACCTACATTGTATGCAGTTTGGTCGCCAGCACCACCAACAGGGTTAAGAACTGCAGGGTTAATACCACTAGAGGCAGTAGTACCCATACCAACAGCAGCGCCACTGAATCCAGCAGCATCGTCACGACCTTTAGGTTGACCAGAGAATGCCGAATCAGCTTCGTTGTAGAATGCTTCGGTTCCGGATTGGTTGGTGTAACGTGAACGCATTGCAAAGATGAGTCCAGTAGGACCACTCATTGGTTGAACGCCCGCAATATCATAGGCGATCAAGTTAGGCATCGAACGTCTGATCAATGAGATCAGAACGGGATCGAAACCTGCGGTAGGACCTGCTGCTGTGGCCCCTCCACTAAATCCACCGTTACCAGCAGCATTGGTTGGTGTTGCTTCCATAAGGTTGGAAAGGTTTCCAACTTGGAATGATTGCTCTTCTCTTAAAAATCTTTCTTGGTTTTCTAACAGGACAGCGGTGACAGCTCTACGGTGAGAATCTTTGATTGAATCAAGACCCTGATAGTCGAGGAGTGGTGCCCACTTTTCCTGCAGATGCTCTGATTGGAACATTTGCGTTTACCTTTTGTTAAGTGTTTGTTTTTATTTGAATTATATTAAATTCAATTATTTGCTGAATGCTGAAAGAGTCTTAAGATAACTAGACATTGGACCAGAAATAGACTCTGGAGTGCTGTCTAGACCTTCGGACAATGTTTCAGTTCTTGCTGATAGGGAGATTGTTCTTGAAGGAAAATATGATTCCCTTAAAGTCTCCAGTTTTTCACGATATTCTGATTCACTTTCAAACCCAACACTTTCGGCAAGTGAAGCGAGCTTGTCTTTCTGAGTAGCAGCAAGGCCATCAGATACTTGTTCAAAAATTCCATCAGCAACCGACTCTGCGAGACGCTTGTTGAGTGAAACGTTTTTCTCAATTTGCTCGTTGAGTTTAGTCTCCATGTCATCAAGTTTTTCTACCATACTCTCAAGCACATCATATTTTTCTTCAGGGATTGATACATAATGTTCTTCAAAAAGACCTTTCATTCCTTGGAGGAATGATTCAGTCATTTCAGTCTTAAGACCTTGTTCGACTGCGAGTGCATTTTCTTGAATCCACTCATCAGCAACATATTCAAGGTATGAATCCACACGTTCTGCAAGTTCAGTCTTAATTTCTTCGACCTCCTCTGCAAGAGCATAAGAATACTGCTCTTCAAGAGATTCTTTAATTTCAAAAACTTTTGAACGAAGGGCAGATTCGAAGATTGTTCTTGCTTTTTTTTGGAACTCTTCGGAGAGATCCTCACCAGCAAGGAGAGCATTAACATCTTCATCGATGTCAAACTCCTCTTCTACTACTTCATCTTCATCTTCATCTTCATCTTCATCTTCATCTTCTT